AGAATCATTTACTCCTGATAAATTTCCTAACTTAACAGATACGGGACGTATTACTTTTAATTATAAGCGTGATACTTTAAATGACCAAATTGCATCTAAAAATGATGTTTTAAATACAAAATGGACAGCTGCAAGACAAGAAGCAAGTGCTAGTGCTAAAATGAGAGAACCTAATTCTTTTACTGGGGTTTCTCAATATTCATCTTCTGTATTTACAAAAACTAAATTTCCTTCATTAACAGATACTAATGGTCTTAAATATAAACCATCAACATTAGATGTCTATACAGCTTCTATTAATGATACAAGCAAAATAAATACTATTGGTAAATGGGAAGGTAAATTAACAGCAAGTAATGATTTAGGAGTATCTAAACAATACTTCCCAACATCAGAAATTGATACACTCACACCAAGACCAGATAATACTACTTACAGTAAAATAGTAACACAACCTATTTCATTAACAGTAAATGCTAAAAATGAAATATCTCCAATATCTGAAGTTATAGTACCTCTTACTCCTATTAGTAATCGTTCTTATCAAACCTATCAAAGGATAATTGAATCAAGACAATTAAGAGAAAGAACATATACTGTAGATAGTGCTACTGGAGCAGAAACAGTAAATGCTTTTGGAATATACGGTAATAATACTCCTGTTAGAGATACTTTAGGAAATATAATTCCTGATTCTTCTGGTTCTCCTATTTATAGTAATGGTAAAAAAATAATACAAATAAATAAATCTTGGAGAGAGGCTTCTCGTGAAATTAGAGTAGGTAGTGGACAACAAGACCAAATTAATTTAACCCCATTGTTCGAAAATGCAACAGGCACGATGGGAGATGATGTAACTATAGAAGGAAAAAAATATAATATAAACGACCTAGTTAAATTCAGAATTCAAGCTCTAAACTCTAATAACCCAGGATTAGGTAAATGGATGATATTTAGAGCATACCTAACTCAATTCTCAGATAGTGTTGAGGCTCAATGGGGTGAAATTCAATACGCAGGCCGTGGTGATAAATTTTATATATATGGTGGTTTTGGTAGAAAAGTATCTATTGGATTTAAAGTAGCTGCTTTATCGGCTGAAGAAATGCAACCAATGTATCAAAAATTAAATTATTTAATGGGTGTTTTAATGGGAACTTATGAAGAAGATGGTTTGTTAAGAGGTAATTTAATTAAAATGACTGTTGGAAATTGGTTTGATGGACAAGATGGAATTTTAAATTCATTATCATATACAGTACCTCAAGAATCCCCTTGGGAAATAGGATTACCTACTTCTTTAGGAGGAATAGAACCATTAATATTACCTCATATATTAGAAGTAAGTATGACATTTACTCCTATTGGTTCTCAAACTAAAGGTATTAATAAGATATCTGAAAAAAATTCCGAGACATCTCACTTTGCTCAAAATTATAATAATGAAATCCAATATGCCACTAAATTTTCTAAAGTAGGATAACATGACACGCTACGAAAACCCAACTATATTAACAACATCTAACTACAAACCTTACTTTAAAAGTAAATCCTACCCAAATATTCCCTTGTCAGAGTTTGATGTGTATGTTATTACTACTGTTGGAGATAGACTTGATTCCCTAGCTTACAGTTATTATAATGATGCTACTTTATGGTGGGTGATTGCTATGGCTAATAACAACGCTACTAAAGGCGCACTATACCCGACACCAGGCACACAGTTGAGAATACCAACTGATTTAAATAGTGTTTTACAACAATTCAATCAATTTAATAAAGTAAGGTAAATGTTATGTCTATATTTAAAGATACGTTTAAAGAAGAAATACAAAAACAATTAAAAGCTAGACAAGAAGCTATAGTTGAACGTACCCCTAACGCTATCCAGTATTTTAATTCACGTAATGCTTGGATTAGAATGAGTTCTTCTGTTAACGTTGGTGGCTCTAATAAATCAGCTCAACAGTATATATTACAAGGAGGTACTTTACTTGATGGTAAATTAAGATCTGGAGTAGGAGCATCAGGAGCCTATAGTGTTAATTCTCCTGGAGGAACTTCACACCGTTTAGGAATCCGTGCAATGCCTGGTATTACAAGCATTGACGTTAAATCAAAATCTGCTTACGGATCATTAAAAGAAGTAGAAGTTAAATTTAATACCTGGGATATAAAGCAATTAGAAGAATTAGAATTATTATACATGCGCCCCGGATACACAGTATTAGTAGAATGGGGATGGGCGCCTTATTTAGATAATAATAAAAATTTAAATAGTAATATATCGTTTTATGATATTATAAATCAAACACCATCTAAAGAACAAATTTTTAAAGAGTTATATGATACTGCTACTAAAACATATAGTGGTAATTATGATTCTCTATTTGGATATATAAAAAATTATAGCTGGTCTGCTCGCAATGATGGGGGATATGACTGTACTACCACAGTCATTTCAGTAGGTGAAGTAGTGGAATCTTTAAAAGTAAATTACTCTCCACTTAATAATATAGATCAGTACATAAACGGAGGAGGAAAATTAGCATCAGGAGCCGATTCAGATGATTTAAAAGAACAATATCTTTTAAATATTTTAGCTGGTTTATTTTATGAAATATGGTATATAGGATCTGGAAAGGGTAACTTTAAAATTGAAGATGGAATGGATTTTACCATCGAAGATAAAGGTAAAAATACTACATATAATTGTTTTAGAAAATCAATTAATATACACGGGGGAAATGGTGATTCAAGCAGTGATAACCAAGTTGGAGCTAGTGATGAACAAATATATATTACATTAGAAAGTCTCTGTTCACTTATTAATAACCACGTTACATTCAAAGATTCAAACAGCAACTCAGCATATGTAACATGTTCTGTATTTGACAGAGAATATGATAAAGATACACCAACTGTAAATAGAAATGGATCTGGACCTGTAGCACCTGCTGCTGATCCAAGACAATTTAATTTAGGAATCCCAGGATTAACTACAACAAACACTAATAATATTATTCCTAATTCATCAACTGGTGAAGGAGGATATTTACTTTGTTTAGGACATCCTCTTCAAATATCAATGGATCCGACAGTATGCCTTATAAATAGTCCTGTATGGACAGATGGAATTATTCCTGATACTAGTATAATAGAGGCAACTAATCCTCCTACTGATGCTAATGCTGTAGTTTATACAAATACTTCTTCTTCTGTTTATGAAAATCTAATTAAAGAAATAATAAGATTATCAGACATATCTGATGCTGGTTCTGAAACTGAAAATGAATTAATAGAAAAATTATCTACTACTTTAAAAGGAGATACAAATGAAATAAAACAATTATCTAAAATATGGTTTGAAACAAATCCAACAAAACAAGGTATTTCTTTATATAATTATTTAGATAAAAAGCTTACAACAGATGAATTAAATAAAGCCATAGGAGAGAGTAATGTAGAATTTACTAAAAAAGACCCAGTAATAGCAGAAAAACAAAAATTAGAAGAAGAAAAGAAAAAAGCTAAAAAAACTCAAGAAAAGGCAGTAACACAAGCTAAAAATTTAGCTTATTTAAGTAAACTAAAACCATTCTTTTATAAAAAAGACTATACAACAGAATTAGGTATTATAGGAAATATATATGTCAACATTAATTTTTTATATAGATTGGCATTAAATAACAACTTAGAATCTAAAGATTCAAAAGAACAAAATGATATTTCACTATTTGATTTTCTTAAGAGTGTATTATCTGAAATATCATCAGCAATAGGTAAAGTAAATAATTTTGATATTCATATTGATCCTCAAGATAGCATAGTAAGAATAATAGATGTTAATTATGTAGATACTGAAAAATCAAGAAAGAAAGTGTATGATAGTTTATTTACATTAGAAATGCACAACATTAAGTCTACAGTTAGATCATACAAATTAGAATCTCAAATATTTCCTGATCAAGCATCCGTAGTAGCAATCGGAGCTCAAGTAGGGGGTGGTGCTTTAGCTACTGATAACAATACAATGTTGGACTTTAATAAAGGTTTAGAAGACAGGATAATTCCTAAAAAAATAGACCCCACAACAGACCCAAATCAAGCCAACACACCAGCAAATATTGCTTCTCAATTAGCTAATTTATCTTCTATATTAGATGTTTTTTATGGTTATTTTGAAAGATTAGGTGATACTGTTATTCTTTGGATAAAAATAGAAGATGCTGATTTTAATACTGAAAAAGCAGATCAGTATAAAAATGCACTTAAAGATCTAATTAAATTCTATCAAAATTTAACTAATTCAAACACCAAAAATAGATCTATTATTCCTACTAAATTATCTGTTACAATGGATGGTATAGGAGGGTTAGTAATAGGTCATATGTTTAAAATTCCTGAAGATTTACTTCCAAAAGGATATAAAGGAGAAACCCTTGGTTCCAAACTAGGATACACAGTAACAGGAATTGGACATTCTGTTGCTAGTAATGATTGGACTACTAATATAGATGCTCAAACTATTATATTGGATGATCCTTCCGGCTTTAATTTAAAATATTCAGATTTAGTAGTAAAAACAGATCAAGGAAAAATAAAAACAGCAACTACAAATGCATTAAATAATACTATATCTGCTAACCAGAATTTTAGAGTTACTCCTACTTTAAAAAATCTAATCACTGCTGCTAAACAAAGTATTGGATTTTCAACAGCACAAATACGAGGTACTGAAGGAGGAAATCTAGGATGTGCTGCTGCTGTAAGTGTAATATTTTTAAGAGCAACAGGATATCAAATAAATCCTGGTAGAGATATAGAATTAGGTACTACTACTTTATATAATGTGCTTTTAAAAGATACCAAAAATTGGAAAAAAAGACCTGATTGGAGACAAGCTAAACCAGGAGATGTTATTGTTACTTCTAGAAGACCACCTGCTGGTCATACTGGTGTTGTTATAGATACTAATAATAAAGATGGAAGTTTAAATATAATATCAAATTCATCAAGCGGGTTTAATGGCAGTGCACCTGGAACTATTCAACAAAATTATTCAATTAAGGGTTGGGAAAAAGTTGCTTTAAGAAATCCATCACAAACAGCTGCTTTTGAATATATAGGTCCATATAATTAATAATATATGAGAATTCCACAAAATATAATAACTGAAGATCAATATACAGCAGGTAAAGAATTTATGTATCTTGCTACTTATAAGGAATATATAGGATACTACTATATAGCTAGTGATAGATATTTTACAGGTAAAACCTATAATAGTAATTCTAGTTCTTTTGAATTAATAAAAATAGAAAAAGAAAATACTAATCTACTACTCACCCAGGCTTCAACTTATATATATGGTCTTCTCTCAAAAAATAGTACTAAAAATTTATCTTTACCTAAATTTAACTCATTACCTAAATCTGATTTAGATATAGATCAAGAAGGGGTAGAAACATACTATGCTAAACAACTAAACGTTACTCCTATTTTAATAAAACAAATAAATAAAGATACGTTTAAGTCACTTCAATCTAATTCATTTTATGAGGTAGTATCTATAAACCCAAATTATTCTAATCTAGACGAAGCAGAAAAAAAGATGCCTGGTATAAAAGCTTTTTTAAGAGGCTAAATTCTCTTATTATATTTAATTCAAAGGTTATGTTATATGTTTTACATTATAGAAAGATCATCACAGTTACCAACAACTAGTTTCGAAGATTGCTTCGTTAGGTTCATTCCTAAAAGCAGTAATTTTCATCCTGCTCTAACTGAGTTAAGTTTAGTTTATGTTCGTCCTATTAATGATAAGAAAGGATATATCATCTGTTTAGACCATAATGAATCATTCGGTATTGATAAAACAGAAGTAACTAATTGGTTACTTAACAATACAGACAGATTGTGGGTGTTAGATAAGAAAGAAGCAATGCATTGGGTATATCCATTAGCTGATAAATTACTTGATGTTAATTTCATTGAACATATTAATACAGCTAATACTAAATGCACTGATTACTACTACCATCAGTACCCCAATCTACCCAACGTTAATTGTCTAATTCCGATTAGTAAACATTATGAAGAATGTGAAGCGATATTTGAAACCATATCGCCTATAATTAAAAATCCTATTAGTTTACAGTTTGAATTTCAAAACACTTCCACTACAGAGGTATTTTATCAAATTGAAAGAAACGGTATTAATCTAGATAAAAAATGCTTTATAGAATACTATAAAGACAAAATGCACTACCCCGAATTTAATATTAGTAAGAGCAGAATATATACTCAATATAATTTATACACAACCACCTCTCGCCCATCAAACACATTTAATAATGTTAACTTCGCTGCATTAAATAAAGATAATGGTGAGCGTACATGTTACAAACCTGAATTTGATAAATTTAATGAATTGGATTTTCAGGGATATCACCCACGATTAATTGGTGAATTAGTTGAATGGCATTTTCCTAATCATATAAATACTTACGAAATGTTAGGTCAATTATTAAATGTATCACCACAAGAAGCTAAAGAACTAACATTTAAACAATTGTATGGTGGTGTTTGGTCTGAATATAAAAACCAACCATTCTTTAAACAAGTAGATATGTTTATTGATGAAATGTGGGATACCTACCAATATGACAATTCATATACAACTGCTAATAAAATATTTAAACGTAACGATGAAAGTATTACCCGCAATAAATTATTTAACTATATAATTCAAAGTTACGAAACATCTAACAACGTTCAATTATTAGAACAAGTGCTAGATTATTTAAAAGATAAAAAAACCAAATTAGTATTATATACCTATGATGCGTTTCTATTCGATTACAATCAAGAAGACGGCGCAATCTTTCCAGAAATCACTAAAATCCTAGAATATCCAGTAAGTATTAAGCAAGGCACATCATATCACGGTTTAACAAAAATATAAATATTTATTATGGAAAATATATTTTTTGATTTGAATAAATTATTCTGTACCTTTACTACACATGAGGAGCTAGATACTGTGCTCTCCGACATTAATCGTCGATATACTATTATATATAATAAAATATTTGTTCTTGAGTCACCTCAAAGCAAAGAATTAATGTGTACATACAATATCGATATGGGTAATGTATCGGATGCCCCTCTCCCAAATACAATATTATTACACCGTAAAAAGGAAAGTAATACATTATATACCATTAATGCGCTCAATGCATTGATTAGAACATTAAATAATGGTATGTTAGATACTAGATTTATTGTTAATTGGGCTGATTATAAAAATTGTATATTACTTAATACAGGCCCTGAATTACGTCGTTTAGATACAGCTATCTATAAGATAGTAGATTTATCTATCCATTAATTTGGTCGTCCAAATAAAGATTCTTATATTTAGTTATTAAAATACAAACAGTTATGGATTTAAATCTAGTAAAGCAGAAGTTAGCCGCTGCTCAAAACAAAGGGCAACAACGTGAAAAAATCGATTACACAAAGATTTTCTTTAAACCAAAAGCAGGTCTCTATCTATTTTCCTCTTCTTTTCCTTTTCCTACTCCTTCTTCTCCCTTATCTCCC